GCTAGTCAAAAGAAAAGAAACTCTGATTCAAACAGACAGTTTGTTAAAAGAGTTAAAAGAATTTATGGATGTTCTGTGTGCGGCTACAAAAAATCTTTGATGGGTTTACACTTTCATCATATTGGCCCCAAGGTTAATGGAATAAGTAATATGTTTGGATACTCTCGTAAGTCTTTAAAAGAAGAAATACGTAACTGTGTTTTAGTTTGTTCTAACTGTCACTTTGAGATACATGAAAAAGAACAAGAAAAGATTTAGTGCAGCAGCACTCAAGGCAGGGTATCGTTCTGGTTTTGAGGATGATACTGCCAAGTATCTAAAAGAAAAAGGTATCAACTTTACCTACGAGAAAGAACGTATAGAGTGGTTAGATGTTAGGACTCGACACTACACACCTGACTTTATTCTAGAGAATGGTATTGTTATAGAAACCAAAGGACGTTTTGTATCTAATGACAGACGTAAGCACGTAGAGATAAAGAAACAATATCCTAAGTTAGACTTGAGGTTTGTGTTTCAGAATAGCAGAGCCAAGTTATACAAGGGTGCTAAGTCTTCTTACGGTGACTGGTGTAAACGTCATGGATTTAAATATGCTGATAAGTTAATTCCTGATGATTGGCTTGAAGAATAATCTTGACGGAATTAAATATATTATTATAACTTGGAGGTTCCTGTGTTGTTTGAAATAACAATGCTATTAAAGCTAGATCCTGACGCTAACTTTATAGCCTCAGATAAGAATGGTGCTGCTATAGGACTTGAACAAGTTGTATCAGATACCATCTACGATATAGATGATGTTGAAATGATTGAAATAGAAGTAAAGGAAAAGAAATGATTACAGGTAAAGACTTAGAAGACATGGGATACTTTGATCAATTTGATTTAAATAAACCAGAGAATAGTACAGTTCTTGCAGACTACACAGACTGGGTTGAAAAGAAAATTATAACATCAGGTGATGATAGACTTGTAGAGAACACACTTGGTCTTATAGGAGAAGCAGGAGAAGTAGCAGAAAAGATAAAGAAAAAAATCAGGGATAAAAACAAGGTTTCTTCAGAAGAAATAGTTAAGGAACTGGGTGACGTTTTATTTTATGTAACTGCACTAGCTAACTATTTTGGAGAGAATTTAGCTATTGTCATGGAAAAGAATGTAGCTAAGTTAGATGATAGGGAAAAAAGAGGAACACTAAAAGGATCAGGAGACAACAGATGAACAACTACTTACCAACAGACTACCAAGCATTTATTCACACATCAAGGTACGCTAAATACTTTGATGGCAAGGGCAGAGAAGCCTGGCCTGAAACAGTAGATCGTTACATAGATAATGTTATAGGCGACAAAGTAGATACAGATACTAAAGATGAAATAATGTTTGCTATACTTAACTTAGAGATCATGCCTAGCATGAGAGCTATGATGACAGCAGGTATAGCTTTAGACAGAGACAACACTGCAGGATACAACTGTAGTTACTTACCTGTAGATGACCCAAAGTCCTTCGATGAGGCTATGTTTATCCTCCTCTGTGGTACTGGTGTTGGCTTCAGTGTCGAGAGACAGTTCATTAGCAAGCTTCCCGAAATTCCTAAACTCTTCGAGAGTGATACTACCATTGTGGTAAAGGACAGCAAGGAGGGGTGGGCTAAAGCGTTCAGACAATTACTAGTGCTCCTATGGGCAGGTGAGATTCCACTATGGGATGTAAGCAGGGTAAGACCTGCAGGTGCAAGGTTAAAGACATTCGGTGGTAGAGCCTCTGGTCCTGCTCCTCTTGTAGATCTATTTAACTTTACAGTTAAGATGTTCAGGGAAGCAGAGGGCCGTAAGCTATCCTCAATAGAGTGTCACGATCTAATGTGTAAGATAGGAGAGATAGTAGTTGTAGGTGGAGTACGTAGATCCGCTATGATCTCTCTATCTAATCTATCAGATGATCGTATGCGTCATGCTAAATCAGGTAACTGGTGGGACAACGAACCCCAACGTGCCTTGGCTAATAACAGTGTAGCATACACAGAGAAACCAGACAGTCTGTCCTTCATGCGTGAGTGGATGGCACTAGTAGAATCAGGGAGTGGTGAACGTGGTATATTTAATCGTGAGGCGTCTAAGAGACAAGCTGCAAAGAATGGCAGACGTGATTCTGACTTTGACTTCGGAACTAATCCTTGTAGTGAGATTATTCTTAGACCGTATCAGTTCTGCAATCTTACGGAAGTTGTGGTACGAGCCACGGATACGGTGGATGACCTGGCTAGAAAAGTCAGACTCGCCACAATACTTGGGACGATCCAAAGCACGTACACAAAATTTCCATACCTCAGAAAAGTCTGGACAACAAACACAGAAGAAGAAAGACTCTTAGGTGTAAGTCTAACTGGTATAATGGATAACCCTCTTATGACTACAAAGAATAAAGGACTGGAGAAAACCCTTGAGAACTTACGTAACGTTGCTGTTGTTACTAATGCTGAGTGGTCTGATCGCCTTGGTATTCCACAGTCGGCAGCTATTACTTGTGTCAAGCCATCAGGTACAGTCTCACAGTTGGTTGACTCTGCCTCTGGAATCCATGCACGTCATTCACCTTATTATGTTAGAACCGTTAGAGGAGATAACAAAGATCCCCTTACCACCTTCATGAAGGATCAGGGTATTCCTAGTGAGCCTGATGTATTTAAACCAGACCAAACAACTGTGTTCTCTTTTCCTGTAAAGGCTCCTAACAAGGCTGTAGTTACATCTGACTTGTCTGCTGTTGATCAACTTAAAATGTGGTTGATGTATCAGAGGCACTGGTCAGAACACAAACCTAGTGTGACAATCAACGTCAAGAAAGATGAATGGTTTGAAGTTGGAACATTTGTGTACGAACACTTCGATGAAATGAGTGGTGTATCTTTCTTACCCTACAACGAACACACTTATCAACAAGCTCCATATCAGGAGATAGACAAAGAAGAATACAAAAATATTTTAACTACTATGCCAAAAACTATTGACTGGTCTAGACTCAGCGAGTATGAAAAAGAGGACACTACTACGTCAAGTCAAACAATGGCTTGTACTGGTGATGTCTGCGAGGTAGTAGATATAGGAGCATAATATGAAACCTTACGTTAGACCATTTCAAAAGGATGTTTATGACAAGGTAGACACACCTTCTAAACAAGCCTTAATAAAGATCTTATTGTCTGAAGGTCATGAGATAGTTTCTTCTAAAGAAGATTACTACGCTGATGTAGTTTCTACAAAGGATGGGGTTACTTATTATCATGAAGCAGAACGTAAGGCACAGTGGGGTCAAGACTATTTAAAAGAAAAAAACTATGATGTTCTTCCTGATAGTAATTGGCCTCCCTTCTGGAGAGAAGTCAGGATACCAGGAAGAAAGAAAAGACTAATAGAAAAATATAAAGATCAAATAGATAATCTTTTCTTTTACGTTTTTAACTTCGAGTATGATAAGGCTTGGAAAATTAAAGCAACTCAGATGACTGATGACGTTAACCATAGACCAGACTTTGCTAGAGTACATAAGTCTGAAACGTTCTATCATATTCCTTATGAAGAAGCAGAGCTAGTAACGGTATGAAATGTAAAGACTGCGGTTTTCTTCTTGATGATGATGGTCACTGTGGAGAGTGCAACAGGTATAGCGTTTCAGATATAATAGACTTAGCAGGAAGGAAAGAAATGAGTTCTAAATTTAATCCAGTCGATAAACCTTTCCACTACAATCACGCAGACGGTGGTATAGAATGTATTGACTACATCAAACAAGTCCTTGGTCTTGATGGCTTTATAGATTACTGTCATGGTAACATGATAAAGTATCAGCATCGTTACAGATATAAAACTAATCCTGTAGAAGATATGGAGAAAGCTCAGTGGTATCTTGCCAGGATGTTAGAGTCACTAAAAGAAAAACATAAATGACTAGTAAAGATAATAAAAAAACCCTTGAGCAGGAAGCCCAAGAGTTTGTATCAGGTAAAGATACTACTCAGATAAAGGTAGAGACTGACGATTTCTTTGCAGGTCATGCCTTGTCAGGACTCCTTGCTTCTGGTAAGTATAAAAGGTCTGAGGAGATAGTTGAAGAAGCCTTCTCTTACTCAGATAAAATGATAGAATATAAAAAGACTAAAAACAAATAGCAAACTAAAAAACCCCCAGTTAATTTCTGGGGGTTTCTTTTTAGTCATAAGGTTCGTTCTCTCTTATGTTTGGAACTATGGCTAGAAGTTTCATTCTTCTTGTTAGTTCATCTGATATGGTATCAGACTCAGCCAAGTATTCATCTGCTGTTTTGAACCCAAGAGTTTGGGCAGCAGTGTTTAGGTTTTGTTTTCCCTTTTTATCTTTAGAATAAATTATGTAGTTGTTTCTAATATATCCTCTAGCTTTTACTGGACTCTCTGCTACAAAAGAATCAAACAAAGATTCGACTTGTTCCTTTTCTTTTCTTATTTTCTTTCTAATCCAACCCTCAAGAAGATTAGCTTTATCTAAGTTAGAGATACTATCACTGGCTACAATCTCATCGTAAGTCATCTCTCCATACTTCTTTGAAGCAGGTGCTTTAGACTTCCAGTTTTCAAAGTCTTTATACATTGACTTAGCTAGTCTCTCCCTCAACACAAGATCAACGTTAGCACTCTTTGTTGCAGTGCTTCCATATATCTGCCAGTTCTTTAGATTGTACCTAGACATTTCTTTTTGTAGTGATGTTAGTGGCGGCTCTGCTGTTCTACCAGTAATCTGTTTTAGAGCAGGGTTTACTTTACCTCTAGCTACAGGGTTGTCAAAGTCATAGTAAGAAATGTCTGTTTCATCATTGAAAGACTGTAGGTACTGCGTGGATCTTACATCAGGCAACATCCTCAGTGCTCTGTTAGTCATCTCAGCACCACTGTAGTCTAACTTAACATCATCTGTGAGTGCTAGTTCTCTGGTGTAAGGATTACCTGCTTGATCATAGTCTGCTTGTCCTATCAAGTCTCTTGCTATCGCACCTGGCATTGTAAATGTAGCTAAGAAATCTCCAATTTTTTTCTCTAAGTCTGGTGTTATTTTTTGTTTTGCTGCAGCATCTAGTATTGCAACAGGAATACCAAGATCAAAAGAAAATTCTGGTATACCACCAAGAACATCCTGTAGATCTCTCTTTAGCTGATCTGTGTTATCAAAAGAAGTAGGAAGACCATTCTCTTTTCTCCACGCTTGATCACCTAGATACATATGAAACATGGCAGCACCAAGTAAAGGTTTGAGATCCTCTTGTGATCCTAGCTCATTCTTTATAGATCCGTAGTCAACTTCACCATCTCTATCTTTTGCTATCTGATACCCTGCAAACAACATCATAGTCCCAGTGGCTTGACGTGCATACCTAGTGGCATCATCTTTAGCACCTTCAGTTAAACCTGATCTGTGTAACATCTCTCCAAGGATAGGGGCATAATCAGATACCGTTTGTAAATGGTTTCCTAAATACCTTGGAAAGGGGATACCTGCTGCTGTTGATACCAAGAATGGTACTTTTCTATTTAAGTTTACTAAGCCTCTCGTAGTACTCGCTAGTACAGAGTCAGCACCCCTGAAGTCTCTCTGCATGGTAAGTCTGTTTGCGTCATCGACAGCAAGGTTCAGATCTATTCCTTCTGGTAGGTCTTCTAACTTAGTGTTAGTTCTTAACCAGTCAGACATCGACATACCTTTATCTCTGAACTGTCTCTCTAGATTTCCGTAGAAGATACCCTCTTTAAAAACAGAATCAGAAAGAGTGTTAGCCATGTTTACAAACCTACCTACTCTGGCTAAAACTCCACTGCTTTCCATACCAACTTCAAGTCTCATCGCTTGGTTGTACAAGCGCATGGATTGTTCTGGCATTTCCTCTAACATAATTTGACGTAGTAATTTAGCCTCTGTGTTGTTAAAAGAAAGACCTCTGACAACTGCTGTCATGTTAGGTATAAAAGTTTTTATTTGAGATGCGTCACCAGTAATCCCTTTGTAGATAGCCTTGTTAACCTGGTCTACCATATCTGTTCCAATAAGGATACCTACGTTGGTCAAGTTACGCATTGTAGTAGCAGGTTGAGAAGTCATGAAAGATATTCTCATGGTGTCTAAGTCTTGCAATAACTTGTAACCAATACCACCTTTAGAGTTTCTGACTGCTGCTGCAGCTATCTCCTGTGCGTCTTGACTACTGATAGATGAAGCACCCTTAGAAAATAAAACATCTATATTAGATGCTTTATCCATATCTATCTTAGCACCACGTTTTATAGCACTCTGAAATCCTAGAGTCTGACCTGCTCTTGATACCTCAGATAAGTAGATCATAGAGAACTCATCTTTGGAAAGACCATACTCATCCTTTACCTTCTTGAGTATCGTAAATACTTTTTGAGAATCTCCATCTCTCATCTTGTTGGCTATGGCCTGAGTAATTCTGATGTCACCACCCTTAGTGTCTAGCTTCAACTCTCTCATGAGATCTACACTAGCAGCAGCAATACCTCTCATTGTTTGTGCTGAAAGACCAGAACTAAACTCTGGGTTTGCCTTTGGATCTGACATTGAGTTAAGGATAGCTCTGCCCTTGGCTACACGTTCAGGGTCTAACCTACCTTTTATCTTAGCACCTTTTACTCCTGCACGAGCAGACAGTATATCTTCTATATCAGCTACAATATTCATAGCTTGTTTCTTCTCAGCGTCTGAAGCATCTTCTATAGTTTTAAGAGATTTTTTAGCAGCCTCTTCTGCTTGCTTCTTAAATGTAGTGTTTCTCTCCAACATTACATCGGCTACTTTTTTAGCTTTACCTCTACCTACAACACCAGAGATATAACCTGTAGCTGCACCAAAAGTTCCTTCAGTCACAGCGCCCACAGTAGAGTCAAAGATTAAATCTTTTGTTGTGTACTCTGGACCTACCCCAAGCTCTTCCCTAGTTTCACCCTGCTGTTTACCCTGAAACCCAGAGACAGCAGCACCAGTACCTGTACCTATAGCCCCTTCTTTTAAGGACTGTCTTGCGATAGATGACTTAACTACATTCTTCTTTAGAGTTTCTTTCAGACCTGCTCTGACAGCTAACTGAACACCCTTAGATGCTACTTTAGCTCCTACTTTTCCAAGACCAAAACTAGCAAAGCCCAAGTAAGTAGATGGTGCTGTAACCACACCCTCTGCAAAGTCTCCAAGACCATCAAAGAAACCTGTACCTGCTTCTTTAGAATTGTCCCACGCCTGAGTCAGCCTACCGAAAGCTTGTTTACCTTTGTAGCTAAAGTCTTTGTTGCGAACATAGTTTAAATCTTTTGTGGCAGTAACTTCGTTGACTGATTGTGCTCTCATGTGTTCTATAAAATCTTTAGTTAGATTTTCAAAACCCATTTCTCTCATTTCATCTTTGGTATACTTATACCTACCACCACTAAAGAAACTAACTAAGTCTCTTTTAAAGTTATCATCCTCAACAAGATTAATAAAACTAGAGTCAGGTGCTTTTTGTACGTAAGTACTCATTATTGATTATACTCTTCATTAATAATTGTTTCTTCAACATTGTCAGGAGATAAAGGCATTGGTCCCTGAAACGGAGGAGGAATTTTAAATGTTTTATAGCTCTCTGCAATATCCCTCAAGTCTATGCTTGGATCTTCGGTCAAAGCATCTACTCTTTCATAAATATCCTTAATAACTTCAGCCCCACTTCTTGACTTTAATGGGTCAGACATCTCTTCTACATAATAATTTACTGCGTTATTTAATATTTCACCAGAAGCGTCTGGGTGAGTAAATTGTAACTGACCAGTTGCCTCATTAGTTGTTGTTTCTAACTGGCTCATTAAATTATTTTGTATAACTTCTCTAGCTGCTTTCAGATCCGCAGGATCGTAGGCTATTAAAGCTCTTTTATTTATATCGAAAGATCTTATACTAGGAGCAGTAAGACCTCCTGTACTAGCTGAATCCATCAGAGGAGCGATAGCCCCCTCAAATTCTTCTTGAGTGTTAGCATATATAGCTTCAACTAATTTATCAGAGCTTGGGTCTTCCGCAAAACCTAGATCAAATGCGTACTCCATAGCTGAAGCAATTTTATCTACAGATAAATTCTGTAGTACTACCTCACTTAATCTCCTTATTCCTGCTTCATTTATTTTCTTATCAGGATCATCAGACTGCTGAACTTTTTCAAGAGGTACAAGGATTCTAGCAAGAGAACCACTAGACTCAAGAACTGCAGCAGCTTCTTTTGTTATTCCAAAACCTATAGCTTTAGAAAGTCTACCAGATATTTCTTTTCTTTCAGCTTTGTTTCTCTCTATCCTCTCAAGTAAGATAGGTATAACAGTTGCTTTACGTTTCTCTAGAAGATCAAGCATGAACATATCATTACGTTCTTTCCTGTCTTCCATACGTCCTAATTCTTCTACCACACCTGCAAAAAATCCCATACCTATGCCCTCGCCATTAGTCCTTTGGGTTCTGGTTTAGGTTCTTCCAGATCCATTTCTATTTGTTCTTCTACTTCTGGCTCATCTACTGAGTCACTTAATTCCTGTTCACCTGATAAAACTTTTTTAGCTAAGTTAACATTCTGAGAATATCTCAACTCAGACTCACCTTCTTTATCATCAAAGCCGTGATCGTATTCTACTTCTACAGCGTCTAGTGTACTTGCAATAAATTCGTGTATCACAGGAGCAACAACAAGGCTTACATCTATACTATGTATACCCTCCATAACTGCACTCCTAAGTATACCCTCAGTAATAGTTCTTACGTCTACACCTTTATCAACTAAATAAACTATACCTTCCATTCTTTCTGGATCGTTTAATCTACTCAAATGAACCATAAGTGCTTCATCAGGATCAGATAATTCAGGTGGTCTTTCATAAGGTGGGTTACGTGGTGCTGCTGTTAAAGACTGACCAGGAACAGGTGCATCTAGTAAAGCCATTATACTTCTCCCCTTACTGTCTCATCTTTAGAGCTAAAAGAGAACTTGTTATAATAATCTTTTAGACTGGTCTGGTTAGAGTCCTCTGGATTATACTTCATGTTTGTGCTGATAAACTTTTTCATACCTGTTATACCACCAAGATGGGCTACAGCACGAAGACCATCTTTGTCAAATCCCTTTGCTTTGTCACCAAGTTTTGCAATATTTTTATCGATGTCAGATACGTGCCACTTCATAACATCTATTTGAATCTTTTTACTATCTCTAAAATCACTCATGCTAAAGTCTTTACCAGTTGCTTTCTTATAATCTTTTATTCTAGCCTCACCAAACTGACCAAGACCTGTATACTTTTTACCATCTTGTTTTGTTACTATACTTTTTCTACCAGAACTTTCAGCCTGTATTAGTCTAGATATAAAATCATTAACACTATCTTCACCACGAAGTTCAAAGGGTTTTGTCTCTGGTCTAAGTTCTAAAGCCTGATCAACTAACTCTTGTTGAAAGATTGTGTAGTCACCTGGTCTATACTTCTCTCTTTCAGGAGTAGTCTCAGGTTTTTTCTTAGGTCTTTTTCTGACAATACCACTTAACTGAGAAGATATAAGATCTCCACTGGTTTTAGTAGGCATACTGAAAGCACCACTGTAACTTAATATTCTATCTTTATTATACATCTCTGCTCCACTAATTAAAAATACCGCCAAAGCTATCGCCAAAGAATATTTTAGTCCATAAAGATCCTTTTGCCGCATCCTCTTCAGACTCCAACTCCATCCTAACAGCCTCTAACTGTTTATCAGCTAGAAGAATATTAAGTGCTCTGTCCTTACCATTCTCTGAAGACTTAAAAGTATAATCCATCAAGTCCCTTTCTTTCTGCCAAAGTTCATCTAAGTTTTTACCAGTCAAAGCATTCATAGTTTGTGCAAAATCCATGTTGCTTTGGTTCTGTGTGGCAGTGTTAAGAGTAGCTATGTTCTGTCTCCATTTAGCGTTTGCTTGTGCAATGACTAAACCATTTTGTGCGTTAAATAAATCACGTTGTTGTTGTAACCCAGAATTAAATTCACGTAAAGCATTAACACTGTTTACGTTAAACTGATCCATAGCATTTATCTGGGTAGCATTAAACTGCTGAGACTGAGAATTTAAGTTAGCAAAAAACTGAGCAGTTTGGTTGGTGCTTGTAGCGTTAAACTGCTCTGCGGCATTCTCAGCAGCAGCGTCAGTAAACAACGATGATATATTTTGTTGTGCTTTAAAGATAGCAGTCTGTTGTTTATTGGACAGGTTAGCCATGTCTAGCTGTAAGAAGTTCTGAGCGTTAGCTACCTGTGCTTGTTGTAGATTACTTAACCCTTGTGTTTCTAGTGAAGATAACTGGGCCGCTTCAGCCAGGACTACAGCTTGTCGGTTACTGAGATTACTCAACTCCATTGTGTTAGCAGCCCTTGAATTTTCCAGAGCAACCTGTTGTTCAGCACTAAAGTTTATGTTAGCAATCTCAGATACTCTGGCTGCATTTTGTACTTTAGCTTGAAAGGCTTGATCAAAATCCATTTGCATGAATCTAGATCTTTGTTCAGCTTTCAACATAGCCATCTGTTGTTTGTTACCTGCATCAATTTGTGCGATAGGTAATGCTGCTTCCATAGCTGCCTGTATGATAGCCTGTCCTGCGAGAGATGAAGCACCAAGACCTCTCTCTGCCATTATTGCAGTGGCTCTACGCATAGATCCTGCAGCCCATGCAGGTGTGTTACCACCCTCAAACTGTTGCATAAGACCTGTTAGTTCATCTTGTATTGAAGCAGCCTGTACCTGTCCTGTTCCAAATGCTTGACCAACTTGTGCTTGGTCTACACCAGTACCAGTAATAACCTCTCCCTGTGGTCCTGTCTGTAAAGTACGAACAGGTGCTTGACCACCTGCTACCTGTTGTACAGTTTGAGCTTGACCCTGTGCAGCCTGAACGCCACTAACAGCAGTTGTGTCCTGTGTTTGACCTGTAACAGCCTGAGAAGGTGCTGCTGTTTGTTGAGGAAGTAAATCTTGTGTTTGTTTTTTAACGTCTGTAAATGTTGCAACAGGAGTAGCTTGATCTGCTGACATTGCTGTTGGTAGTTTAGTTACTTCAGCAGTGCCAGTTGTAGCAACTTCTGCAAATGGAGCTATGGGTGTAACCTGACCTGCATCTACTGGCATAAACTCAGCAGCGGTAGGCATTACCATAGAAGTAGGAGCTTGTATAGGTTGCATTGTCTGAGAGACAAGACCCTGCTGCATACCTTTAAATTGTTCAGCAGTCAAACCACCAGTCTGAAACCCTTGAACAACACCACCCTGAGAACCGCCCATAACTGCAGAAGCGGTTGTACCTGCTGTGTTAGTATTTGTTGTTCCTGTAGCAGTATTTGCTGCTGTTGTTGTAGTGTCAGCAGCAGGAGTAGTTGTACCAGTTACATCTGTTCCTGATTTCTTAGTTCCCTCTTTGTAGAAACCTGGAGGAACATAGGTAGTAGCTTTTCCATTAAACTCAGTAACAGGAATACGTTGTCCTAGATCATTGACATAGTATACAGTCCTGTAACCTGTGGTAATACTCTGACCTACTCCTGGTTGAGTTGTTACCAGTGATTGAGGAACTGCACCTGGAGTACCTGCATAATGAGACTTATATGTTACTTGTGATGGTACAGCAGAAACACCAGATGATTGAACTGGAGCAGAAAAAGTTCCTGTTGTAGGTATCTGTGTTTGTGCAGTTGTATCTGTTCCTGTCTGGTAATTAACAGGACTTACTTGCTGTACTACAGTCTGTGGAATATTAGAATCAACTGTAGCCACTTGTCCTGCACCTACTTGCTGAACATCTGTACTAGGTATAACTGAAACAAAATCAGAACCTGCAACATCATCATCTAAGTCAGTTCCTATAATATCATCAATAGTATCATCAACAGTATCATCAACAGTATCATCGACAGTATCATCAACATCAACAGTATCATCAACAATATCATCGACAGTATCATCAACATCAACAGTATCAGTAGACATACCTGCTTTTAAATTTTCAAAAGCACCTAAAACTCTAGTTATATTAGTATTTCTTTTTCCTTTTTTCTTAGGTGGAGTTGCTACTCTACTAGAGTTACCATCAATATCTATCTTCTGGATAAAGCTAGAGTTTTTACCTGATACAGCTAGGTACTGATTACCTTCAGCATCTGTGTGACTGTCATAAACAGCATACCCCCCATCACCTTGAGTAATAATATCGTCATATCTACTTCCTTTTGTTTCTACTCCTCCCAGTATCATAGGAGCATCTCTAGTAGCATCACTGTAATTACCAGTTCGTGTACCTTGTAAAGAATTATACTTCTTAAGTATAGTATTACCTGCAGACTGAAGCTCTTTTAACTTTGTACTTGCATCACCCCTACCTGCAAGTGTTTGACCATAACGGTCTTTAGCATTCATTATCTTGGAGTAGTCACCAGTTTGAGCAGCTTCTAAAATAGCTTTTTCCCTATCCACAGCAGCTTGAGCGTTTCGAGCATCTTCATCCGCATATCCTCTAGTGTCACCGTATATGTCTGTAACTTGTACTGTCATATCTTATTCCTTACTTTCCCATTGTCATCCACACCGCACCTGCAATAAACGTTAGCAGTGCGACAGTGGTTACTTTAACTACAGTTGACCAGACAGACTTACGTGTGTCACGCCATGCCTCTAGCAAACTTCTCATCTCTATAATATCTCTGGCAGCATCATCATCAAGTAGCCCAATAGAACGTAGTGCCTCTTTAGCACCACGCCTAGCTGCGTTGTCTAGCATTGTCTCTATCTCTTCTGGTGTCAATTTAATATCACTCATATTGTTATGCTATTGCGTAGAAGATGTAATCACCAGTAGTGAAGAAATTACCAGTAATCGTAAAACCTGAACTTAATGGATCAATTGCATCAGACGCACCATAACTATCTTCAGCATCATTTTTATCTAAAAGTAAATAGGGGTCATTCCCTGCTACAATTCCTCTAGTTGAATCAAACACAACCCAATTTCCTGTATCATTATAGCGTTTTAAAAGTATAAATCTTGCACCACTACTAAAGCCACAATCTACGTTAGTTGTAGAGCCGTTTGTGTGGCTGACGCTTCCCACCTTCGATACACCTGCTACGGTAGCGAAAAGGTAAGCTACATGACTTTCATTTGCTTGATTTACCCTATTAGAATTACCCACAGTAAATACTGAAGATGTAGGCGTTGTATTATTAAAGTAAGCACTATCGTTGGCACTTGCACCAGAAGTACCGTCTAGATCAAGTTTCTTTTGAGCGCCAATTGTTTTACTATATACTGCCCAAGAAGCTGTTCTATCTCTATTTTTTATCCAAATCATCTCAGGTACTACACCAAGATTATGAGTTATGTTTTGAGATGTATAGTAGTTGTTATTACCTGTGTAAGCAACCACATCAAAATACCCAGGTGCTCTCCTCCACATCCAACTTTGACGACTAGTACTTATTGTTGTTGAGCCAGAATACCAACCAGTTTGATGATCAAAAGTGCCATCATTGTTTGCTCCCTCAACATCATGTGTATCAGTCGTTATAAAGGTTTTTCCTAAAAGTCTAGTTCCAACAACAAAGTTACCAGTATTAGCTACTCTTCTTTGCCAAGCAAAATCAACAGGAAAACCTGCGGTATATTGATCTCCAGTAACAGTGTTATTGTTATCACTATGCGATGTGTCCATAGCAAAAACTTTAGTCGCATCATCTGGTACAGCCAGTGGACCTCTGCGTATTGCCATGTAGATAAATGTGTTACCGTTTTTGTTTGATGTATCTTCATTAGCCAAATCAAAACCTGTTGCAGTGAAGTTCATAGGTATACCACCACCTTCACTTGTATTTGAGTTTGGAAATAAATATTTATCATCGGCAGCGGAGCTACTTGTAACAACGCCCCTCATGCTATCAAGTATTACCCAGTTACTAGAGGAGCTTGCACTTTTTAAAAATATAAATTGAGGTTCAAAACCTAATGAAATAGATTGAGTGCTACCATTACCAGTGTAACTCCCACACTTAATAATATCAGCATCACCATCAGGGCCGAACTCACCGTCACCGTTGTTATGTGCGAATAGGTAGGCTACGAAGGTTGCTCCATTAATATTAGTGTAAGTACCATATCCATCTATGTATTCGGGTCTAAAGTCAGTTGCAGTAAAACCACTCGACAAACCACTAGTCTTTGTACCTATATAGCCAGTGCTGTCAAAACCAAAAGTGCTACTAGATTGCCTATAACCTCTATCTCCATCAGAGTACAAAGGACTCATAAGCCAAGGGCCATCGGCATCTGTTCTTTTCATCACAATATGCCCAGGTACTGCGCCTAAATTATGATTTACTCGTTGTGAACCACTTCCGTTTGAAGTCCACGTTACAACATCAAAAAACTTAGGGGCTTTCCGAAAGGTCCAAGAGACGTAGTCATATGTGCTATCGTTCATATCATTACTAGCATCGTTGTTAAGAGCAAATCCTGTTGAGCTAGTAGTAAAAACATTAGACCCATTAAAAGTTTGTATGCCGCTAGTAAGATTAGTGCGTAGCTTTTTGCCACCTGTTGCACCACTTTCGCTGTCAAATAAAGAATGATTAGATGAAGTTGACCTATTTTTAATCCAAACCAAACCACCCTCGCCACTAAGGTCAATGTTGTTGGTGATCGTTTGTGTAGAGTTATTTCCCTTATACAAAAACGTGCTGAACACATCGTCTACATCAAGACCTGCACCACCTGCACCTGCAGTAGCTCTTTGCATCATTCTTGCAATGTTACTCATTCGTTATTATCCTGCTGCGTCAATTGCTAGAGCACCGTACCAGTTAGTGCCACCGTCTACTGTAATAAATACAAGCACGTCAGTCTCACCTGATGCAGGAGCATCTGGGGCTGTACCACCTGCAAAGTCTACAGTGTTTGGATATGTTATACTGTGTGATCCACCCGATGTAAGTTTAAGTGTAAAGCCGTAAGCTGTACCTGAAGCAGGTGGGTTACTAAATGTAAAGGTAGTATTACCTGATGTAGTTAAAGCAAATACGTTTCCGTTATTACAGTTTACTGTAGGTGATGTTCCTGATAGGGATACATATGTTTCAGCATAAGACTGTGCACGAGTCTTACCAGTACTGTCTGTAACAACTCTAGGATTACCATCCCCATCCGACAGCACGATGTTGTTGCTTGAGGTGCGGATGTCTAGGCCATTTTCGTTGCCGTCATAGCTACCTACGATTACGTTCTTAGAGCCTGATGTCATTGCACCACCTGCATTATGGCCTAATCCTGTATTATGAGTTCCTGTTACATCGCTAAGAGTACCGTAACCAAATGCTGTATTATTATTTCCACAGTTACCATTACCCAAAGCTGACCTGCCAACAGCGGTACACTGAGTTGCATCATCAATACCATCACCTGTTAATGCACCGATAAAAGTGTTATCTGTTCCTGTTGTGACTGATAGTCCTGCATTGTAGCCTACTGCCACATTATAATTATCTACATCAGCATTTTGTGCATTTAAAGCACTGTAGCCAATTGCTACATTTTTACGGCCTGTATCTTCTGTACTTAAAGCAGCATGACCCATAACTACATTTTCACTACCTGTGGTCAAAGCATCACCTGCAAGCGCCCCCACGAGGTTGTTAAGTGTGCCTGTTGTGATTGCTTTACCTGCTGAGTGTCCCACTGCAACATTAAAAGTATTACCTGCTGAAGAAGGATTTTGGTTCAATAATGCATCAGTACCAACTGCTGTAGCTTTGTCACCATTTGTATTTGTTGAAAGAGAACTATGACCAATAGCAACGTTCTGAGCCCCTATAGTTGTAGCACCTGCTGCATCTTTACCCACTGCAACATTTTTGTTAGCACCAGTCATAGCATCACCTGCTGCTGCACCGATAAGGGTATTCTCTGTGCCTGTAGTCATTCTTCTACCTGCAATGTGACCAACGGCTGTATTGTTACCAGTTGCCCCTGCATTTAAATCTTCTAATGCTTGATGACCTACTGCTGTATTTTGACCATGACCATCTTCGGCTCTTAATGCTTGAAAACCTACTGCTACATTCTCGGCCCCTGTTATGACATTCAGTCCTGCTTCTGCACCAAAAAAGGTGTTACTTGTACCTGTTGTGACGGAATTACCTGCGGTATAACCAACGGCTGTATTGTTACTATCGGTGGCGGTGGTGAAGTTTTGTGCTCCTAAAGCACCTCTACCTACGGCTGTACTCCTAGAACCTAAAGTATCTGACCCTAAAGCATTACGTCCTACAGCTACATTATTATCCGCATCAGTTAGAGCATCTCCTGCACCACCACCAATTAAGGTGTTATCTATGCCTGTTGTGACTGCTGTTCCTGCATTATGGCCTATAGCTATGTTATAATCACCACCAGATTGCAGACTGTCTAACGCAGTATCACCCAACGCCACGTTGCCTGTACCAGTAGGATAATTACCGTCTAGCTTTATTGTGCCGCCATCAACAGCTAAAGTATTAATAGTGGCTGTACCTGTAAGTGTTGCATTTCTAACACTTGCTATATCTTTGTTTGCATCTACGACTAGAGCCTTAGATGCTGTAACAGTACCTGCTGTAACACCGTCCAATACATCAAGCTCAGTGTCTGAGACACCTGTTGAAATATAGTCAGCTAAATCTCTTGCTCTAGTCATTAGTTAGAATCCCTCCAAGTAAAACTGCTATGCAGCCTCTTTTTCCTCTTCTGCCATTTGTGCAGTGAGTATATTTACGAAAGCATCTCTGCCTACTCGCAACTGATCCATATTGAACTGTGCGGTGTTAAGCTTTCTCTCTAAGTCAGCAATATGGTTAACCATTGTTTGCTGTTCTGCAGTCATATCCTCAATAATATGCTCTTTGCCGTTGATAGTGATTGGGGTCTTTTTATCTTTTCCCATTGTACCATTTTCCTTTATGTTATGGTTATGCAGCCCAAGGTATTCCTGTGCCTGTGGTTGGAGTTTTTTGGACACTAATGTTCGCAGCAATAGTTGCTTCAATTGCGTCCTTATCTAGCGCAGATTGCGCCCATGAGATGCAGTTAGCCTCAGTAACGCTGTCGTAGCTTATGAAACCTTCTGCATCAGCATTTGGTGTATGGCTTGTTGTACCATATTGACCGTCAGTATAGGTTACGGCATCATCACCTGACCCTACTGTTTCTGATCCTACGCATCTATAGTGGATAGTCGTGATGCCACCATCTGCTAGATTG